TGCTCTCTCGTCGCCGCGTAATAACGACTTTTCTGCCCTACGATGTTGCGTCATCGAAGGTTGATTGATCATGGGCGGCAAAGGTTCGGGCAGGCGACCGAAGCCCGTTGAACAGAAACTGCGTTTGGGCAACGTCGGGAAACGCAAGTTGCCTTCTCGTGCCGACATCGTTGCGTTGCCTTCTTTGTCGTCGAACATTCCCGACCCGCATAGGACGTTGGGTGTGTACGGTCGCGCGTTGTGGGATCGCGTTTGGTCGTCGGGGGCGGCGTGGTTGCGTCCCGCGCTCGACGGTGATCTTGTTCTCATGGCGTGTGAGATGACCGATGAACGTCAACAGTTGCGATCAATCGTGTTCACTCGCGACGGGGCGTGGCGTGAACGTCGCGCGTTGCGCGAGATCGACCGCCAGATCACTAGCATGTTGTCGCAGATTGGTTTCTCACCGACCGATCGCGCCACGTTAGGGATTGGGGATCATAAGCAACATGAGTTCAACGACATTCGACGCAGGATTGAAGCGAAACGGGCTGTCGCCAACGAATAGGTGGCGACCCGCTTACTACACGCCACGACGTTCATCGTTGACTGACGGTGACGAGATCATCGAGTTCGCGGCGCGCCACTTCATGGTGATCAAAGGGTTCAAGGCGGGTCAACCGTTGTTGTTCACGCCTTGGCAGAAGTGGTTGTTGCGCGCATTGTTTGAGCGTGACGCGGTGACGCAACGTTTGCGGTATCGGCGTGCGTTGATCGGGTTGCCGCGCAAGCAAGGCAAGTCGTTGATGTTGTCAACGGTCGCCGTGTACGGGATGATTACGGGTGAGTCGGGCGCGGAGATCTATTGTGTCGCGGGTGATCGCGAACAAGCACGGATCATCTTCAACGAAAGCAAACAACAGATCTTGAGTAGTGCGATGTTGTCAAGCGAGTGCAAGGTGTATCGTGACGCGATCGAGATGCCGCGCTATGGGTCGGTGTTTCGTGTGTTGTCGAGCGAGTTCAAGGGGCAGGCGGGATTGAACCCGTCGCTTGTGCTGTTTGACGAGTTGTGGAGTCAATCGACGAGTGATCTCTATGATCAGATGACGTTGGGTTCGGGTGCGCGTGTTGAACCGTTGGTTGTGTCGATTACGACTGCGGGATACGACTTGGACACGGTTGCGGGTCGTTTGTATCAGTACGGGAAACAATGTGCGGCTGGCGAAGTCGATGATGCGACGTTCGGAATGTGGTGGTGGGAAGCGTCGAATGATTGCAACGTGTCCGATGAACATGAATGGGCGATCGCCAACCCGAACCTGCGTCTAGGTCTCATCGATGTCGAAGACATGCGAACGGCGGTCAAACAAACTGACGAAGCCGCGTTCCGTAGGTGGCGACTCAATCAATGGGTTCGCGCACAAGAGTCGTGGTTGCCCGCGGGCGCGTGGCAACAATGTTTCGACGTTCGATCGTTGCGCGATGACCTGCCCGTGTTCGTCGGTGTCGACATGGCGTTGAAGCATGACAGTATCGCGGTCGTGATCGCACAACCGCAAGACGATGTTGTTGTGACACGTGCGCGCATATGGCAACCGCAGGACGAAGGCGTTGATGTTGCGGGTGTTGAGATGCACTTGCGCGCATTGCATCGCGAGTTCAACGTTCGCGAGTTCGTCTACGATCCCGCCTACTTCCAACGTTCGGCAGAAGCGTTGAGTGATGACGGGTTGCCGATGATCGAGTATCCGCAGTCGTCACAACGAATGATCCCCGCCTGCGGAAACGCCTATGACATGATCGTCAACAAGCGTGTCACGCACGACGGGTCGCCTACGTTCACGGATCAAGTGTTGTCAGCCGCGCAACGAATGACCGATCAGGGTTGGCGTTTGTCGAAAGGCAAGTCACGACGCAAGATCGACGCGTGCATCGCGTTGGTCATGGCGTTGGATCGGGCAACATCACGTCAAACGACGACAACTGCGCCTAGTATTGTGCGAGTATGGGATTGAACCGCGATCAAGTCACTACCGTTTCCGAAGTCATCGGCGGCGTTCTGCTGACGATCGGCGCGGGTTTGTTCGCAATCCCCGCTGGTTTGATCGTCGCTGGCGCGTGTTTCATCGTGTTGGGGTGGGCTAACTCGTGAGTCTGATACGTCGCATTACCGAACGTCGCGCCTTGCCGACATCGATTGACCCATTCCAGATCACCGCACGCCCGTTCTATCCCAACTATTCGGGTGAGATTGTCACCGAGTTGACCGCGTTCGCGTCAACAGCCGTGTTGTCAGCCGTTTCTCTTCTCGCGGATTCTGTCGCGACGATGCCGCTTGAACTGACGCGTCAACGTGCAGGTCGGATCGAGAAACTACCTACGCCGAGCGTTCTGATCAAACCGAACGCGCATCAAACGATGTTTGAGTTTGTGCATCAAACGATGTTGTGTCTCGCGTTGCACGGGTGCGCGTACATCTACGCGCCGCGACGTGCGGGCGAGTTGCCCGCCGAGATGCGCGTGTTGCATCCGAACTTGGTGAAGAAGGCGATCATGTCCGATGACGGTGCTTCTTACGTCTACACGATCGGCAAGTTCGAGTATTCAAGTGATGATGTTCGCGCGGTGCATTGGATCTTGTTGCCCAATCAAATGCGTGCTGTTTCGCCTTTGGAAGCGATGCGCAACACGATCGGGATTGGTTTGGCAATGGATCGGTTCTTGGCGCAGTTCTACGGTGAAGGCGCAACACCGTCAAGCGTGCTTGAAACCGAAACGACGATCACGCCCGAGCAGGCGCAGGTGTTGCGCGATACGTGGTCGGACGCGCACACGCAACGTCGTCGACCAGCCGTGTTGACGGGCGGGTTGAAGTGGCGATCGATCACGACGAGCGCGGCTGATGCGCAGATGTTGGAACATCGAGAAGCGGTGGTGCGTGACATTGCGCGCGCGTACCGCATACCGCTTCACATGATCAACGGGTCGGGCGGCAACTCACAAACGTATCAGAACATCGAGAGCGCAGGGACGAACTTTGTGCGCTACACGTTGTTGCCTTTCATGCGTCGCATCGAAGACGCGGTGAGTGAGATGCTCCCGTTGACGCAACGAGTCAGGTTCAACGCAGACGAGTTCATGCGCGCCGACGTGTTGACACGCGTGCAAGCGCAACAAGTGCAGATCATGTCGGGAACGTTGTCACCGAACGAAGCACGTCAACAAGAGAATCGTGAACCTTACGAAGGCGGGGACGTGTTCATGACACCAACGTCACAACAAGTCGTCGGCAACGACGCGATCCCGCCCGAGCGTTGATCATGCCGTTCGGAATCTCGGAAAGTCAAGAAGATTGCAACGGTTGGGCAACCGTCAAACGACAAGCGGACGGGTCGTTCGTCACCGTCGCATGTCACGACACGAAACAAGACGCGGTTGATCAGATGTTGGCAATCTCGTTCAACGAAGAGATCGAACCGTTGGGACAAGTCGACAAGTCGGACGATGATGACGACACGATCGAGAAACGCGATACCCCGTCACTTGTTGCGCCCGCGTTCATGGCGGCTTCGGCGCGACGCGGATTGAAGTTGCACGAAGAAGGACATTCAGGTGACGGGTTGATGCCCGCGACGGTGCGCGACGCGACACGCATGGCGAACAACGAACCGTTGTCCGAAGACAAGTGGCGCAGGATCGCGCCTTGGATCGCGCGTCACATTGTCGACCTTGACGCGGTGCAAGGCGACGAGATCACGGCGGGGCTTGTGTCGATGTTGTTGTGGGGTGGCGGGTCGTCGAAGGCGAGTGCGCGACGTGCGCAAGATTACGCGGCGCGCATCGTCGAACGACTTGACGACGAACAACGCAAAGACCCGCCCGCACCGAAGAAGGATCAGATCAAAGGAAGCGACGACAACCCCGCAGGTTCAGCCGCCGACAAGACGGGCAACATCGCGTTGAACGATGCGACAGTCAAGGCGTTGGAAACGAAGGCGAGTGAACACAACAAGGCGATGACCGACGACGATCGACCCGCATGGACGAGAGTACGGGTCGGGGCGTTGAAGGCGGTTTGGCGGCGTGGCGCGGGCGCGTTCTCGACATCGCATCGCCCGAACATGTCGCGCGCGCAATGGGCAATGGCGCGCGTCAACGCGTTCTTGTACCTTGCGCGCACGGGCAAGCCGCAGAACCCGAAGTATGTGTCGGACAACGACTTGTTGCACACCGACCACCCCAAGTATTCCAAAGGCGGTGATCAACGAACGTCAGACCTTGACATCATCGCTAGTATGTCCGACATCATGACGACAGACGCGCGTTGGTGTTCAATCGGCACGGATGAACGTCGCATCGCCTACACGACGATCGACGTGCGACAGATGCAAGAAGGCGAAGGCACGACGCTCTACGGCTATGCGGCGGTGTTCGACTCGCCAAGCGAACCGATGCCGTTCGTCGAGTATGTCAAACGCGGCGCGTTCGCGAACACGTTGGAACGCGGTGCTGACGTGCGTTTGTTGATTGATCATGAAGGCGTGCCGCTTGCACGCACAACGTCGGGAACGTTGCGGTTGCACGAAGACGAACGCGGGTTGGCGGTCGCGGCTGACCTTGATCCCAACAACCCTGATGCGCAACGCGTCATGTCGGCGTTGAAACGCGGTGACATGTCCCAGATGTCGTTCGCGTTCCGTTCGGTCAAAGACAAGTTCTCGGACGATCGCATGGTGCGCGAACTTGAACAAGTCGACTTGTTCGACGTAAGTGTCGTGACGTTTCCCGCCTATGAACGCACGGTTGCCGA